GCTAAATAAATTAGGTGCAGATGCCTATAAAAAGCTCAAAGAATATAACAATAATCAGGCAAAGCATAAATATAAGGAAGAAACAAAAACCGACGATGTACCAAACGCCGAAGAACCTATACAGAACAAACGTAGGAAGCGATTGAGTACTAAAAGTTGGTTTAATGAATAAGGAAATTAAAAATGGCAACTATTCGGAAGATAGATTTTAGTAAAGATATCATCCAGGGTGAAAAAGTTATATTTGATTTTTCTGCTGATTCTGTAATTGATATTGTTGATAGTGAAGGTACTAAAACTACCTATTCATTCCCGTATCAACCAATTGATACCTCTGACTGGAAAACAGGTGCACAGACTGCAATCATCAATGATTCTGGTTTTGAGGTACGAGTATTTCAGGTTGTCGATCCTACTGCAACAGCAAGCAAGTTCAATCAATATATGAAAATTATTGATGAGATCAATATTGTTATCTCATCAAAAGTAGAGAATGGTGGGGTAATTACCCAATCAATTAATAACAAAAGCCTCACTACTGAGTCACTGGATGCACTACATAAACTTCGTGCACATTATACGAAGCTCGCAAACCAGGAATATGCACGTATGAAGGGCATTGCGACACGTAACCCCATTAAATCAGTAACAACATTTAACAGGGGGACATAATGGCGTGGCGTAGAAAATTAGATTTAAAAGATAATAAAGAACACAAAACAAAACAAGACCGTAAACCTCTTACAGATTCAACCCTAAAACGTGAATTACGTGATGTACGTACTAATACTCAATCCTCTGTAATTAATTTCGGATTTTCGGCAGGAAATGCAGCAGGTAATATCAATAGTATTATCAATCTCACATTGCCCGTACTGGTAGCAAAATCACGCGAGTATAGCCTGAATAATGGTATTGCCAAAAAGTTCTTTCAAGTCAACAGTGATGGTGTAACCGGGGCTTCTGGCCTGTACATCCGTCCTGATGTACATTTATATGATGATAATGCACAGAACCTCATAGTAAATGAAGAATTAGAGAAAGCTTTCTATAAATATGCCGAAAACCCAGAACTATTTTCAGTAAATGGTAAGTTAGATTTAGCTTCTTTTCAGCGTTTAGTTGAACGTACACGAAGTATTGATGGTGAAGCTTTTGTAATTTGCCATGAAATTGATGGTAATATTAAGTTCGAATTGATTGATTCTTTACGTGTTCCAGTATCTGGAAACCGTATGTTTAATGACAATAGCTATATTTCTAACGGTATTAGATTCGATCAGTACGGCAAACCTATTGAGTACTATGTAACTCGCCTGAATCCAATCAATTACACGTACCAGACTGGTACTTATGATGTTATCCCGGCATCACGTATGTTACATCTGATGATAAGCGATTATCCTGCACAACAACGCGGAATCCCGGACATAATCGCAGGTACTACACTATTAAAAGATCTTGAGTCTTTTATTAAGGCTGCAATTGTTTCTAAAAAACTTTCGGCAAGTGCTACTGCATTCATTTTAAACGCAGACTCTTCAGATGGTGATACTGATTTTATTAATGATGATAAACCAGAGTACTATGAAAATGATTATCTCTCTGGCGGGAGTATTGTTGAACTACAACCGGGACAGAACATTACGAGTGTAAACCCAAATGGAGCAACAGACGGAATTACCGAGTTCGTTTCTACTCAAATGCAAATGATTGCAATGGCATTAGGTATTACTGAACAGTCATTGAGTGGTTCAACTGCAAACGCTTCATTCTCAGCAGCAAAACTAACTGACAAGCTACAGCAGCAAACATTTAAATCAAGAATCAATGCTTTAACTACTACTATCTTAAAACCAATTTATGCAATGTGGCTTAAAAAGGAAATGTTAAGTAATAAAAAGTTAAATCTAAATTTTGGTGATTTCGATAAGTTACTTAATGCTAAATATATTTCGGAAACTGCTACCTCACTCGATCCACTCAAAGATGTGCAGACTCAAGTACTCATGATTGATAATAAAATCAAGAGCCGTTCAATGGTTATTTCTGAGTTTGGATATGATCCATATGTAGTCCAGCGTGAAATAGAAGAGGAAGAAAAGCAAAATAATAATAAACAGGAAGTGATCCAGGATGGAACTCAAGAACAACAAGAGGGAACTTCAAGTACCCCACCAGGCGATTAATTTAGAATCACGTACTATCTCCGTATCGTTCTGTAGTGAACAACCCGTAGAACGAGAAATCAATGGTGAATTATATAACGAAATTCTGCTATGTGGCTCAGAGAATGTTGATTTACGCCGTCTTAATAACTCTGGGGCAGTACTCTATAACCATAATCGTGATGCCCTTATTGGTGCAGTAATTGATGCACGCCTGGACCCGGACAGGGTAGGCCGTGCCACTCTACGTATCAGTAATACCGCAAATGATGAATGGGAGATGATTCAGGAAGGGGTACTTACTCATATTTCTGTTGGATATAACATTGATGATTACCGTATTGAAGGAAACAATATTGTAGTTACAAAGTTCACCCCCTTAGAAATTTCTCTTGTAAGTGTCCCGGCAGATACTAATTGTCAGGTTGGCAGAAGTATTGACGCAAATGAAAACCTTAATGAATTGAATTTACTAAATAGTAACAGTGAAACAAATCAAGAAGGTGAACTCATGGAAGAGACAAAACAGGACATTGATGAACCTGTAAGTGAAACGGAAGTTATTCAAGAAGAAGTACAGGAAACTGAAGTACTCAAAGAGGAAGTAGCTACCCGTGCAGAACAAAGTGATGAAGAACTATTAGACATTATTTCTAATCGTCCAGAGTTACTAAATAAATTAACTAAACAAGAAACAATCGAAGAAGAACCTGTAATGGAAGATTTTGCTGAAGCAGAACGCCAACACGAGCTAACTTCTATCGGTAATGTACTAAATATTGATGTATCGGATGCAATTGCTAATGGAATTAGCGTGGCCGATTTTAAACGTCAAATTAATGATAAAAATAACATCAAGGATGATGAAATGAAAAATGAATTTTCTCTAAAGAACTCACTACGTGCTTTTGCAAATGATGATGATATGTCTGCATTTGAACAGGGTAAACGTGGTGTAGTTGTACCTAACCAGGCACTACGTGCAGTTAATACCACTGTTGGTACTAATCTGATTCAGGAAACTATCGAATATGATTCATATATCGATATTCTTCGTGCTAATTCTGTACTTGCAAACTTCCCAATCACTGTAATTAGTGGTCTTGAAGGTGACGGCAAACTATCTCTACCTGCACTATCTTCTGATTTTACTGATGCTTTTGGTTTTGTCGCAGAAGATGGTAGTTCTCCAGAAGCTACCCCAGCATTCGGTAAAGTAACTTTAGAGCCGAAAGATTTTACTGGTTCTGTATACCTTACTCGCCTAATGATGAAATCCAGCTCTGCGGCAGAACGTTACACCACAGATGCAATGATCAAAGGTGCTGCATCTCAACTTGAGAAACATGTTTTAGGTAACGTTATTACTGAAGCTGAAAAAGCTGGCAATGTTAAAGAAGTTGCAGCTCTTTCAAATATTGATTTCGATGCAGTAGTTGATGCAATGGGCGAACTTGGTTCTAAAAATGTTATTAGTTCAAGTATTGTTGCTGTTATGTCCCCAAAAACTCGTGCTGCACTACGTAAGCAAGTTGTTAAGGGTAATACCAGTGCTAAGTTCCTCGTTGAGGGCCAGGGTACTTCTCAGGTACTTGCGGGTGAAATTCCAGTAATTGAAAGTACCCTTGTTGAAGATGGCCAGGTAGTTCTTGGTGACTATTCTCAGATCGTTATCGCACAATGGGGTTCTGATGTTGAACTCGATAAAGATGCAACAACCTCAAGGGCACGCGGCGGTCTGTACCTAAGAATTTGGGCGACGATGAGTACTGCTGTAGCTCGTCCAGAAAGTTTCTATGTTCTACGCGTAGGGGCATAAAAATATGAGAGCATTTTTTAGTACTTCACAAAGTGAGCTACTACTTAATGC